GTCCCACTTGAAGGCCTGATAGACTTCGAGCGCGCGATGACGACCGACGCAGTCGATGCAGATCGCGAGCGCGAGCTGCGCGGGACCGGAACCGCCGTAGCCCCAGGAGAAGCCGGTCGGGCTGTGACTGCGGACGGCGAGGGCGAGATCGAGCTCGCGGACCTTCCCGTTGGCGAGCTGCACGATCACCCGGTGCGGCGCTTGGCCGATGTAGGTCTTCATCGCGGGTCCCGCCGGCCGAGCGATCCGATGCGCAGGGCACACTCAGCGACGAGCACGCCGGCCAGCAGCGCGATGATCCCGCCGATGACCCAGCTCACGGCTGCTCCTTGAGACTGGTCGTTAGCGCCTGCATCAGATCGAGCGTCCTGGCGGCGACGTCACTTGGCCGCTGGCAGGGCCGGATCCGACCCACGCACCAGTAGCCGGCGCCGCGCGTATTGAGCCCGCTCCAGTTGTGGGACGCATGCGGCTGGGGATTCAAACAGCGCCGCTCTTTCCGCCCATCCGCAGTGAGACGCGGGCTCACGTGAGCCCCATCGCGTGGAGATCCCGCAGCATCCGCGCGGCGAGCGTTTGGCGAACTGCGATGTCCTCGAGCAGCACCTGGTAGTTGCGGGCGAGCGCGTCGCGATCGACACCGGCGAGTCGGCGCGCCATCTGGGACACGTCTTCGGCGCCGTCGATCGCGGTCTCTAGGCGGTCGAGCTCGTCGAGAGTCGGGAGCTCTTCAGCGTAGGCGACCTCGAACTTCGCCTGGATCGCGGCGGGAAGGATCGCCATGCGTTCGCGTGGCACGCCGGCTTCCCGGGCGGCGGCGAACAGCTTGTCGAGCTCGAACTCCGGGCCGCGGTCGGTGCCCTCGGCCCACTTGAACAGCTTGGCGGCCGAGTAGTTCATCAGCCGCGCGATCGCCGGGAGCTTGCCGGCGCAGGCCTGCGCAACGCCGGTGAGCAGACGATTGCCGACTGTCGAATAGGCGACGGGGTCTGGCTGGCGCGAATAGCGGCCGATCCGCACTCTCGTGGCCATGGCCATTCACCCCACCCACTTCTGCGCCGCGCGCTCCGACGCGAGCAGCCAGAGCACGAGCTCGAGCGCATCGCGGATCGTCGCGTGGCGACTGACGACCTGATGAATCCGGGGTTGACCCAACCGACGATTGGGCAGCGCGATCGCGTAGGATCCCTGCCACACACCGTCGTGCGGCTGCAGCGCCGCGCGGTGCAGCCGGATCCCGCGGAGATCTGCGGCGCACTGGGCGATCACGCCGACCGGTGAGGCGGTGATGATCGTCAGGCCCGCCTGAAGCAGCAGCGCGCTGATGCTGTCCGGATTGAGGGGCGTGTCGACGTCGACCGATGGCCCGCGCGCTGGCGTATGTTTTGCGCACGTGCCGCAGACGTCGGAGACGCCGTGAAGATCCGGCACGTACTTGCGATTGACGCGCTCGGTCGCGAACCGAATGCCGCAACGCGTCAGGCCGATGTCGACCTCGACGTGGTACGACGTCCACCCGTAACCGACGTTCCAGCTGACGAGGATGATGTCGGCGATCGCGGCGGTCGTCATTGGGACGCTCCAGGCTCGCCGCGGGCGGCTCGTACGGCGGCGCGGACCGTCTCTTGCTGGGCAAACGCGAGCAGGATCTCGCGCACACCGGCAGAACGCGAGGCAAATCCGGCGGCGTCGAGTGCGCGATAGATCTCGCGCTGCTCAGGCTTGGAGACAGAGCCGGAAACGACAAATCGCCGGTCAGGAGCCATCAGAGCGACCCCACGGGCTGCGGCTGTTCGGCCTCAGCGAGGATGCGCTCGACGCCGGGCCAGGCCAGCTCGACCAAGAGAGGGCCCGCATCGACGTTGTGAGGCCGACGTGCGCTCTCGATCGCGGCGGCTCTCTCGAGCTGCCTCTTCTGATCCTTGCGCAGCCGGAGCGTCAGTCGTGCGTCCTTGCGGCCCTTGCTCATGTGCCCTATGCTCCCGGGTTCGGTTGTCGTGCGACGGGAAGACCGCCGTCTGACACGGCCTGATAATATGGCCGTTTATTCCCTTGTCAAGGGTCAAGTTTTGGCCACATCGCATAGGGATCGTATCGCACGCAGAATCAAGCAGATACGCCGTGCCCTGGGGCCGTGGCCGGGCAAATCACTCCCCCGGCACGAGCTGGGTCGACGGCTCGGCGTCGACGAGTCCACGATTAAGAAGTGGGAAACGGCAGAGGTTACACCGGGAACCGAGAACGTGCGGCGCTTAGCTGAGGTCGCCGGTTGTGATATCAGCTGGATCGTGGCCGGTGAGGGACGGCCCCCAGAAGGGGTAAAAACCGGCCTTGGCGGCGCCGCCAGGGCGCAATCGGTCGCCGAGCCCTCTCCCCATTTGCCCTATCGCCGCGACACGCGTTCTACGGGCGATGCTGGCAATTTGCCGCGCGCCGACGCACAACAGGAATCCCTAACCCCTGCCGCCGCGCGCTCTAGCATGGAAGGCCCGGCAACTGCGACGCGCACACCGCCGTCGGTGCAGGATATCGCCGACCGTGCGGCCGAGCTCGTCGGGCAGCTGGCCCAGCGTCTCTATGACAAGGACCCTCGCCTCCTGCGGGAATGGCTAATCCGCCTCGCCGTGGATACGCCGCCCGAGCTCGTGCCGGAGGTGGATGCCCTGATCGATCTCGCCCGGAAAGCGCGCTGGCGCTGGATCAAGGACGATGATGCCAGGGAAGCTCGTGGCCCACGCGGTCCGAACGACGATTCTCCAGAACGAACTTGAGCGCGCGCACGCGCTCGCGGATTGGCTGGAGCTAATCGCTGACGATGCTCAGCATCACGGCATAGACGTGGAAGACCTGCGGAGCTTCGCGAGATTCGTCCGAGGTCCGACGAGGAGAAGTGAATGACGATCATCGTAGGGGTCATCGTGGCACTGCTCATCGGGATCCAAGCGCAGGTGAGCAAGGGACGGACCGGCGCATTGTGGGGCTTTCTCACGCTCCTGGTCTACGTGGGTCTCTGGATCGGGACCGACGCCGCCAGTTTCACCGATCCGGAGCTGCGCGTGAATCCCAACCGACAACTCGCCGTCGCCTTGGTGGCCGGGACAATTAGCCTCATCGTGGGTTTTCTTGTGGTACTGACACTTCCTCAAAAGGGGACAAAGACCGAGCCGTCCAGTCGTGCCTAGGAACTGGCTGGTCTTCGGTGTGGAGCGTCCTATCTTAGGACGGTCCGAACGGAGGTTCCGAATGCGTTACACGGCTTTGCTCTTGATCCTCGTCGCGGCTGCCGCTTGCGGGAATCCCGACGGCCCGAATGTACAGCTCGTGCCGACGGTGCAGATCATCGACGGGGATAATCAGACCGACACGGTCGCGCGCCAGCTCGCCACGGCCATTACCGCGAAGGCAGAGGATAAAACGACGGCCGTTGCAATGCCTGGCGTCGTTATGAATTGGTTCCGCGTTGTTGGAACGGACACAGCCTTCCTTGGTGCCGGCACGACGGACGCGGCCGGCACGGCGAAGATCCGGCCGTCGCTCGGCACGAAGGCCGGTCCGCAGTACATCCTGGCGTTCGCGCTCGACGAGAACGGCGATCGCGTCGAGCATGCGCAGGCCTCGATGACCGCCCTCGCCGATCGTGCCGTGACCACGCTCGGTTACCGATTGGATACGGTCCCCATCTATGTCGGTGATCCCGTCCTCGACAATGTGAGCAACGCCGCCGCCTACGATCAGTACGGGAACTGGGCCGGGCCGCTCCATTGGCTGGCGGCGACGGGCTGGCGCGTGTCGGCCGATACGTGTTGGGCGCTCGAGGCCGGCGTCACCGATATGCAGCTGCAGCGCGACGCCGCCAGCGCACACGTCGTCCTGCGAGCGATCGTCCGGTAGATCGTTGTCGCTCGAGGAGACGCCGCTCGCGACGTGGCAGTACGCCGGCGTCTCTTACGCGGTCGCCGCGCAAAGCGCGGAAGACGGGCCGCTGTTGATCCTGATCGCCGCACTTGGCCCGGGGAAACGATCGCGCACGGCGCACCAGCGCCGACCGAATGACGAGCGCGAGCTCGCGAATCAGATGGTGAAATGGAACGGCCTCACGGATGCAGCACGCACCCGTGAGGCCGAGTTGTTGTTGAGCCGGCGCTAAGTCTTCGCGGCTTTCTTCCGTCCCCCCACCTCCAGACGCACGCGCACGCGCGCCCCCAGCGCCGCGGCCATGCGGACGATCGTCCGCAACTCGAGGTTGGCGACCTGGCCGGACTCGAGCTTCGCGACCCGCTGCTGCGAGATCCCCAGCGCGTCGGCGATCTGCTTTTGACTCACCTTGCGACGCTGGCGCAGCGCGGCGAGATCCTGGACAATGCGCATCTGCGCGAGCATCGCCTCGACGTCGCGGCGCAGCGCGGGATCCTTCCGCAATTCGTTTTCGACGTAGGTCATAGCCGATCCTTTCGGCGCCATGCGGTCGATCACTCCTCCCGTGATTCAGCATCCTTGCGATAGGCGCGGACGCGATCCTTCACCTCTGCCGGAATCTCGTCCTGCTTCTTGATCATCCCGTCGAGCAGCACGATGCGCCGCCCCGGACGGAAGATGTAGAAGATCCGCACCTGATGCCCGCGCAGCTCGAACAGGCCAGTCTCGACGAGCTTGGAGTGCGGCGGCCGCAGCTGATTCCCGCGCTCCCCAACCAGCGCGATCAGGGCGAGGGCTTCCCGCTTGTGCTTCCCCTCTAGGCCGTCGACGAACAGCTGGGCCGGCCGGACCCCTTCGCGCTTCTCATAGAACTCTACTGACCACGTCATAGATAGCACCTGTGAGGGACGACGTAAAGCTACAACGCTAGCGTTGTACGTCAAGAGGGTTGTATCAGCCTGCAACAAGCAGGAGTCTTGACAGCCACAACGCTAGAGTTGTATACTACCGACGTCCACTAACTGACGGGGTTCGATATGGCTGGCCAGAGCAAGCGGAACCAGGTGTACGAGATCGTGACCCAGCGGTTGATCGAGGCGCTCGAGCAGGGCACCGTGCCCTGGCGGCAGCCGTGGAAGCGCGCCGACATGCCGCGCAACCTGGTCACCAAGCAGCCCTACCGCGGCTCAAACGTGTTCGCGCTGCTCTTCCAGGGCTACCGCTCGCCGTTCTGGTGCACGTTCAAGCAGGCGCTCGCGCTGGGCGGCCACGTGAAGAAGGGCGAGAAGGGCACGCCGATCGTGTTCTGGCGGTGGATCACCGAGCAGAAGCAGGCCGACGGTACCGTGGCGAAGCTCGAGCGCGCGATCCCGCATGTGCGCTACTACACGGTGTTCAACGTCGAGCAGTGCGAGAACCTGACGGTGCCGGTCGCGGCCGACGCGCCTAAGGGCTTTGATCCGATCGCCGCGGCCGAGCAGCTCGTCGCCGACATGCCGCAGCGTCCCAAGATGGTCGAGGGTGGCGAGATCGCCGCCTACGCGCCGGCGCGTGACGTGGTGATGATGCCCGCGCGCGATCGCTTCTACAGCGCGGCCGGGTACTACGGCACGCTGTTCCACGAGCTCACCCACAGCACGGCCCACGAGTCACGGCTCGCGCGCAAGGCCTCGCTGAAAGAGTGGACGCCGTTCGGCTCGCCGGCGTACTCGCAGGAAGAGCTCGTCGCGGAGATGGGCGCGTCGTTCTTGCTCGCGAGCTGCGACCTGGTCAGCGAGCAGACGATCGAGCACTCGGCCGCGTATCTCGAGAACTGGCTGAAGGCGCTCAAGGCGGATCCGGCCATGCTGCTGTTCGCCGGCGCGCAGGCACAGAAGGCCGCGGATTTCATCAGCGGCGCCGCGGCCGCCGAGCGGGAAGAGACGGCGACGGAGTAGGGCGGAGACGACGTCGTCGCCCAGATGGCAGCGTGACCCACACAAGGAATGACACCAATGACCGACACGATGACGAAGAACCCAACCATGCTGATGATCTGCCTGGGCCTCGTACCCGGTCAGAAGAAGCCGCTCTCCAAGTGGTTTCAGGTGAGCGAGGAAGAATTCAAGACCGGCACCATCGGCCCCGGCGCGATGTTGACTGACCGCGAGCGCCTCTACGAGGCGAAGACCGCGAAGCTCGCCGATGCCGGCCAGGTCTTCCGGGTCGAATACAAGGCGGACGAACCGACGACCATCTACCCCCGCACGCTGACGTTCCTGGGGTTGTGGCCCGACGTCAATCAGCGCGTGCTGTGGGCGGCCGAGGCGCGCGAGGTGCGCATGGTGATGGACGCGCAGAAGCAGCAACGCAACACCGACGACGCGCTGGTCGCTCAGCTGAAGCCGGTGCGGGAAGCCTATCGCCGCGCGATCGGCGCCAACAAGGCGCGGCTGCTCGCCTCGGTGGTGGCCATCATCACCGGCTGAGTCCAGACGTCTGGAAACCACAAGGGCGCCGATTAGCAACCTCGGCGCCCCCCTGCTTTTCGGGTTCCGGTAGGACTACAGGAACGGGATCCGGGGCAGCGGGATCCGGCAGCCATACCCAACCCAGCCGTCGACCTGGTGCGTCGTCGCCCCGTACCCGACGCCGACGTCGGCGCCGCAGCGCGGCCGTGCGCGCCGCTGCCACTGGTCGCGCTGGCGCTTGTACTCGTCCCGTTGGGCGGCGGCCGAGTCGCGTTGCGCACCCCGTTCGGCCGCGACGCCCTGCCAGAACAGAATCGTCCGGTCCTTCTGCGCAAGCTCCTTCGCTTGGGCATCGATCGTCCCATGCAGGGCGTCGATCGTTTCCCGCACGTCGGCCGGTAACGGGCCCTTCTTCTTGAGCGCCGCCTCGAGGGAGTCACTGTGCTGGCGTGCGGCCGCGGTGGAGCTCGCCGCGGCGCTGAGTGCAGCGGCATGCGCCACGCTATCCCGCCGCACCTTGGACTCGAGCTCGAGGATCTGCGCGACCAAGCGAGCACGGTGGCGATCAACGGTATCGCCGGCGGCCTTCAGCTCCTGATCGCGCGCACCCTCATTGTAGCGGCACTCGCCGAACAGCCACATCGCCGCGGCCGCGGCGATCAAGATGCCGGCGCTGATCGTGACCGACCCGAGCCTCACGCGAAAGCGGCCGTCGGCCATTATTGCCGTTGCCTGCGCGGCACGATGCCAATCTCGTCTGCGGGGGAACTATCGCCGGGCAAGAGCGAGAACGCGCGCACGATACACTCGGGATGCCGGCGCTTCCAATCGCGGCCGCGGCGCACGGCGCCGAGCTCGTTATAGCAGACCATTTTCTCGAGCACCTGCAGGTCGCCTGGCGCGCAGAGCACCACGCCCCATTTCACGCGCGCACCCACTTTCCGTCGCGAATGAATCCGTGATCGCCGCACAGCCCGCAGAGAATCGATGGCTCGAGGCTGAGCGGAATCCCACGACACCACGCCCACCGATGGTCGGGGCTGGCGAGATTCCATTGCGCGACTTCGGGCGTGTCGAAGTGCAGCGCGCTGCGGCATTCGTGGCCGTCGGCGGTGTAATGCAGGATCGTCGCGCCCACTTTCGCGACGAGGGGCATGGGCACGCCGTCGGGAATGCCGTAGGTCTCGCGATTCGCCGGCAGGTCGTCGGGATGCCACATGAAGTAGCGCAGGTAATGCCGATCCCCGAGATCGATATCGCGCTCATCGCGGTCGGTATGGCCGAGCTCCAAGTCGGCGCTCATCGCTTCGGCCGCTCCCAACTCGTCTGTCCCTTGATCGGATCGAGCCGGGGCAGCAGCGGATTGCGCTCGAGCGCACGCAGGATCTGCGACAGGCTCCACCAGCAGTACACGCCGCGGCGCACGTGCACCATGTAGAATGCGACGCTGGTCTGCTTGGCGCGCATCATGTCCATGCCCGACAGGTAGCACCAGAAGGTGAAAGGGGTGTTGCCCTCGGGTGGATGCGTGTGCCACTCAATGACCGTTGAGACGGGACAGCCGCCAACGGAGACGCTGTCCTTGTCGGCGTACCCGATGCGCGGCTCGTAGAAGAGATCGGCCCACAGATACGGGCCGCGGATCACACCGAGCACGCAACGGAACCGCTCGATCGGCGAGCTCGCGATGCTGTCGAGACCCTGGAGGATGTGCGGCGCGAGCACCATCTGAACCGGCAGCACGACCTGAGCGAGCAGCGTGTCGTTCGGCAAGTCGGTAGAGACCTGCGCGCGGACCGGCCCGCACGACATGCCGATCAGGAACGCCGCGGTCGCTGCGCGCTCGAGCCGGATCATCGGAAAATCCGCCGGCCGAGACTCCAGGCGCCCTCGAGGACGGCCCCGCCGGCGACGGTGAGCGCCCAGTCCTTCGGGCCGAGACCGTAGCCTGGGCCGTGAATGCCGGCCGTCCGCGTCGCACTCTCCTGGCCGAGCTCGTAGGCCAGCGCGATCGTCGCGACGACCGCGAGCCGTTGCCAGATCGTCGTCTTCGGAAGGATGATGTGCGCCGCGACGTCGATGCTGGCGCCGGCGACAAAGTGCAGCTGGCTATCGTGGCAGGTGAGGCACCGATCGGGATCCCACTGCTGCGCAGCCGCGGGCGCGGCCGCGAGAATAAATGATATCAATAAATATCGGGTGCGCCTCATCGGCAGGGGATCGCGCGCTGAGCACGCAGGCAGCGGAAGAGCGAATCCGCGCGCGCGCTTAGAACGGCCGCGCGCCCCGCCTTGGCGTCGGCATCCGCCTCACGCTTGGTCATCAGCTTCGTCGCGATCGTCGCCCAGAGGATGTTGCCAATGACCAGGCCGTACACCGTCCAGTTCTGCAGACGCGCGGGCCAGCGACTCGGAAACACGGAGGGGCTCATGGCGCGCACCGCCCGCGCGTCACCGTCGGCGCCGAGACGTACCAGCACCAGTACGATGCGGTCCACGGTTGGAAGACATGCGCGGTCCACGGCTGCTGCGGACCGGCGCGGGCGGCGACGAGTTGCCCGTCGACGTCGATCCACGGCCACGCGAACGTCGCGCGCGATCGCGGCCAGATGCGCTGCGCCACCACGTGGCCGCCACGCGTATCCGCTTGGGCCACGACGGTGACCGGCTCGTCGGTGTCGTTGACGATCGTGACCAGAGATTCCCGATCAGGCCAGTGCGCGACGCGATTCGCAGACGCACAGGCCGCGAACGCCGCGCACAGGAGGAGCAGCCTCATGGCCGCAGCGCCGGATGCTGCAGCGGCATGAGTTTGCAGGGAAAGAAGAATGGATTGAACGGATGCTTCGCAGTGCCCAACGTGAAGGCGTTGTCCGGCGGCCCGCGCATGCGATGATGCGCCAATTCGTGCGCGATTTCCCACGGCGCCACATCAGGCGCAAGGAGGATCGTATCGGGCGGCACCCATTCGGCCCGCGCGTGATGCGCCCGCAGCCGGTCCGCATCCTCGTACCACTTCACATCCCCGAGGTCCCCGCCTGGCTGGACGGGCGCGCCGCTACACTGAGCTACGATCTGCCAGAGCGAGTCAGCGACCGCGGGGGCGGGGATCCGCTGCTGGGCCCGGAGCGGCGCGGCGACGAGCAAGGCGAGGAGCAGCAAGAGGGCGCGCATCAGACGGACTCCCCGCCGTGTCGACCCGTTCGGCGGCGCGGGCGGGCTACCGCGGTCACATCAGCAGGGGCGGCGACGTCTGCTGGCGGCGCGACCGGATGATCGACGGCGCGTTCCAGCAACGGAGCCAGCGCGCGCATCTTGTGGTTCCAGCGCGCCCACTCCACATGCACGGGATCCTTGCGGCCGGCGAAGTCGCCGCCGTCGCGCAAGGCGGGATAGCGATCGAGGATCGCCGCCCACTGCTGCCACTCATGCGACCGCTGCTCGAGCGGGAGCTCGCCGCCCGACGGGATCGGCTGCCCGTTCGGTCCGAGGATCTGGACGTCGCAGGCGACGGCCGCCGGGTCGACCGCGGCGCTGCACTCCGGGCACTCCTCGGCGCCGCCAATCGCATGACTCGAGTCGGCCGAGCAGAGCGCGAAATTGTGAGCAGATGAGCCGGGCGGGGCTGCAGGGAGCGGCTTGGCCTTCAACTCCCCGCGTTCGTACGCCGCGAGCCGCGCCTCGAAGGACTCGTGGAGGAACCGCTGCTGAGCATTGGACCGGTACCCGGACCGGAACCGAACCCGGAGGCCGGCCGCGTTGGCTGCTACAAGGGCAGGGACAAGATCGGCAATGAAGCCCGCGTGCAGCTGAGAGAACTGATCTTCGGACCAACCAACCGGAAGAGGATACATGCGAGCCCCGCAACGAGTTGGTTTCGTTTACGGGGCTCGATGGCCCTCCGTCCTCTTCACGGCCCATCATGGGGAGACGGACCGCCTTCTATGGATAGGGAACGGGGCTTAGACGCGCAAGCCCTTTTACAGTAGTTCTACTGTATCAGCGGCGCCATCGCGGCCGCGTACCGTCACCATGACTTTCTGAAGGTTCCGCTGCATCGCGGCGCGGTTCACGGCTTCTCTCCCTCTGGGGCGGGCGCGCCCCGCGCAGCAGCCGCCCGATTAGCGTACTCGCGCGCGGCGCGGCCTTCCGCGATGGCGGTATCGTACTTCGCGCCGTCGCCGCCGAAGCACACGGAACCGATGAGCGCGTCGAGTGCACGGTCAAGGCGGGACAATCGCAGGGCCGCATCCTCCTCTACCGTGGCGAGGGTGTCGCGCAGACGCGCGACTTCAGCGTCTCGCTCGCGGGGCTCGGCGGCCCCCTCCATTGCAAAAGCCGCTTCCAACTTCGCGCGCGCCTCGGCATAGAGTTCGTCAGCCCGAGCCTTGTAGCCACTCTGGCGGACTTCTTCCTGCCCCGCTTTGTGCGCTGCGGCGATGAGCTGATAGTACAACTCGCGGAGCGTCGGCGCCGGCGCGGTGTCGCTGTTCAGGCGATGCAGGTCGGACCTTGGATCACCCACGGTCTCGCTCATTGCTCCTCCTCGTGCACAATGGACGCCAGCATGGCGTGGGCGCGCTCTCGTGGGGCTACTGTATTGGCGGCGCCGGCTGCAGCCCAGAATCCCGCGCCGGCACAGCGGGCGGCGCTCCGTTGCTGGCTTTCATCTCCTTCACCGTGTTCGTCACGTACTGGCCGAGATTGATGCCAAGGAGCGCGCCGGTCCCAGCAGCGAGCGGCCAGAGCACCGCGCTGGCGTTCGCGGTGTTGGGATCCAGGCGCGCGAGCACCAGGATGACAATCATCAGCCAGCAGAGGTTGCCGGTGAGCGCGGTCACGCGGCTCCAATTCGCGCGGCCGTCGGTCCCGCCGACCAGATACGTCACGGCACCCCGCCAGCGACCTAGGAACCAGCCCAGGCAGAGCGCGCTGCCGGCGAGCACCAACCACCAGAAGGTCGTCACGGGTGCTTCCCGAGCAGCACGTACACGATGCCGAGCACGATCGGGATCGCGCCGGCGAGCAACGCCCAGAGCCGCGCGTTGAATCGCATCTCCGCCTTGGCCGTGGCCATGTCGCTGGCGAGGTTCTGGCGCAGCTGCGGAAGATCCTCGGTGCGCACTTTATCCAGGCGATCGTCGATGCACTCGACCTCACTGCGCAGCTGGCGCAGCTCGGTCAGCACCATCTCTTCGTAACGCGACCAGCCGTTGCTGGAGCGATCGTCTGCCATGGAGTCCTCTCCGCGAGTTAGGCGTACCAGCTGATCACGAGAATTCCGGGCCTTCCATCGCCGCCCGCCGAGAACGTAGACGGAATGCATGCGCCACCCCCGCCGCCGCCGCCGAAGTCGTTGCCGTTAGCGCCGGGCACGGGCGTGGGTGGCGTGCCGCCGGCTCCGCCGGCACCCGGGCCCTGCCCGGTCCCCCACGGGTTCGTTGGCGTGCCGGCCGCGCCGGCGCTCGTACCGCTGCCGTTGCCCCCCGCCGTGTCCGGACCGCCCGCGCCGCCGCCCCCGCCGCCGGAGCCGTTCGTACTGACAGTCCCGTTGCCGGCCGTTCCACCGTTTCGTGTAACGTCGCCGGTCCCGCCCGTGCCGCCGGCGCCGCCCGTCGCGCCGCTGGGCGCCGCTCCACCGACGGCAACGAGCGTCGTCGTGTTGAACGTCGTGTTGGTGCCCGCCGCGCCGTTCGCGCCGCTCGTCGATCCTTTCGCGCCGCCGGCCCCGATGGTAAAGGGAATCGACACGCCGAGCGTCAACCCCACGTTGTTCTTCCGTTGATACTGGGCACCGCCCCCGCCGCCGGCGCCACGCGTGTTCGTCTGGCCCGCGCCGCCGCCCGCGCCGCCGGCGATGCCCTCGATCGTGTTGTTCGCGTCGTTCCAGTCCGAGGGCACGATGAAGTTGCCGCTCGCCAGGAAGATCGAGCGCCGACGCACGAGCGGTGACCGCACGGCACCGTTCGCGATCGGCCCTTCGAATCCCGCCGCGCCGGCCTGGCTGTAGCACAGCACGCTGAGCTTGCAGATCTCGTTGAAGGCCAGCACCATCGCAGCCCCGGTCGCGGCATCGATGACGCTGAACTCGGTCGTGTTGCGCCCGTTCTGCGCCGGCTGACCCTGCACATCGGCGAGCGTGGGATAGCTGGTCTTCCGACCGACGAGTCGAATCGAGCCGGTAGTGCGGTTGCCCTGAATCGTGGCGAGCACGTTGCCGGCGCTGTTCACCGTCAGCGTGATCGACAGCACTTCGGGGAATCGTCCGGTGTCGGTCCCGGGATTCTGCTCCCGCCGCGGCCGCGCGCGCGGCGCGACGAGGGCGTCGGTGAGATCTTGCGGCCGCGAGCTGAGCAGGATCCGTGATGCACCGTCGACGAGCCAGTTGCGGCCGATCTCGAGGATCCGCGTCGACGCCTGAATCGCGAGGCCGGCGTCCTTCACGTTCACCGGTCCGCCGAGCACCAGATCGTCGTTCGGCCAGCTGCCCGGGTACGCTCGGTTGAGATCCACGATGTCGATGTCGTACTTCACCATCGGGTCGGCCTGCTGCAGCAGCTTGTCGTTCGCCGCCTGCCAGAGCTTCGTGCCGCCGGAGCCCTCGATGTACGGCAGCTGCGTCCCCCACTGAACGATCTGCGCGGCGTCGACGTAGAAGTCCGTCGACGTCGCCCCATCTTGGACGACGCGGATCTTGACCTGGGTCGCGCCGAGCTGCTGGAGATCGATGCCGGCGACACCCAGATCGATCCAGATCTTCGTCTGGCTCGTGTACGCCTTGTGGACGGAATCGGGGAACACCCAGGTCGTGGTGCCGTTCGTCGCCACGAGCTCGACGCGGACCTGGCCACCGGTCTCGAGCCAGACGGAGACGAACCCGGAGAAGAACGGCGCGGCCGCGGTCGGCGTGATCGTGACGTAGTTCGTTTCGACGCCGTCGCCGTCGGCCGATCCTTGCACCCGCAGGCTCTGGCCCCCGACGCGCCACCGCGCGGCCGTGGTGGTCTTTGTAAACGTCGGCGCCCCGAGGCCCGTCCAATCACTCGGCGGCGCCGAGGACGATCCGGGCCAGGTCCGCATCGACGGGTTCTTCACGACGTTGTGCGTGCCCGGGATGTCGGGCCGCTCGAGCACGCCGGCGAGCAAGCCGTACGCGGTCTTCTGGGCTGGGGCTTCCAGGTACGTCAGGTCATCGCCGGCGGAATTCTTCCGGAACTGGACCATGTCGCCCGCGGTGATCGATGAGGCGCTCGCCACGGTGACGTCGGTCTGCAGATTCGAGATGACCGTCGTCGCCGTGACCTGGGTGAGCGTGCCGCCGACCTTCCGGAAATAGAAGCCGTTCAGTTGATCGGCGAACTGCGCCGGGCCGTCGCCGCCGGCGGAATCCTTCAGGCGCACGACGGAGCCGGCGACGCTTACCACTTCCCAGACGGCGCGCGCCATCGTGGCCGCGAACTGGTCCTCGGCCTGGCCGCGGGGATAGATCCGCGTGATCTGCTCCGTCGACGAGCGATCGCGCGTGACGGCCCGGATGTTCTTGCCGACGCGGAAGTCCACGATCGAGCTCCCCGAGCCGATCGACGTCAGGAGATCGATCAGGTAGTTCGTCGTGCCGTTGCGTCGTACGCGCAGCTCGGAGCCCGTCGTCTCCGCGAGCTGGCGCAGCGCGGCGAGCGGCGTCGACCACTGATAGACCTGGTCGACCGGCCAGGTCGGATCGATCGTGCCGAGCGCGAAGTGGTTGATGCTGTCGCCCGTCAGTGCCGGCAGGATGATGCTGTTGATGTGCTCAGTCGGGGTGAGCTGCAGGCCTTCGAAGTCGAAGTGGACCAGGCCGTCGGCTTCGGTGCGGCCGATGATCGTCCGCGCGAGATCAACCATCGGCGGCGACGCCGTGACGATGCTAACCTTGGCGTTGTCGGCCGAGCGGGACTCGTTGATGCCGAGGATCCGCCACTCGTCGAACGTGTCGTCGCTGTACACGACGCGCAGCACGCGGCGCTCCTTCAGGTCCGCGTATGCGACGGAGCCGATCGGGATGGTCAGCTTCAGCTCATCGTCACCCGACACCCGGCGGGTTTCGTCGAGCGCGATCGCGTCGGGGATCGCGGCCGATCGCGTCCCGCTGGCAGTGACCAGGTCGGACCAGATCTCAGCGCGACGGAAAGCGGGCATTGACTAGAAGAGCTGGCGCATCTGTTCGGCCGTGTACCGTCCGTACGCGATCTTCACGACGTTGAACATCGCGTCGCCCACGTCCGTCCCGTTGCCGCGATTGCCCGGCCGGAGCTCATTCAGGCGCCAAGTTGTTCCGGCGAGCAGGCGGGTGGCGCTGTCGCTCCCCACAACGTCGTTGACCTCAAGGCGTACCAGATGCGACTCGTTGGATGCGCGCACCTGAACCAGCGCCCGAACGCGGCCGCTAGTTGGAATCGCCACGGTGGATCCCGCGGAGCCGGCTTCGTTCACGCTCAGGCGAGCCTGCAGCGTCGCCGTCGCGCTGTCGCGAATCAGATCGATACAGCTCTTGCCGTCCACGGCGAACGTACCGATGCCGCCCTGCGTGAGCAGTCCGGGGTTGCCGGTCACCGTCCCCGTCCGGGGCCAGAGGGGAGTGAACTCCGCGTAAATCGTCATCTCCTGGCCGATGGCCGGCGGATTGTACGCCGTCGTGATGATGAAGTCCTCGGCCGAGCGCACGAGGCCGCCGACGTCGGTATTGGACGGCAGGGCCGACGTCGCCCACTCGCCCGCCTCAAAGGACGGGAGATCGATCCAGAAGTCGAATACGCCCTCGGCGACGTCCGTGGCGACCAGCATGTCGACCGTGACGGTCGCCGCCGGCGACGTGGCGGTGAAGGTCAGGCGATTGATGCCAGCGACGAGCACCTTCGCGGCGCTCGTGCTCGAGGAGATCAGGGCCGGCGTCACGTTGTACCAGTCGTATTGCAGCTTTAGCGTCTTGCCGATCGCCGGATGGCCGGCCGGCAGATAGATCCAGACGCCGCCGGTATAGATCGTCGTCGCCGCGGCTGCCATCCGCGTGCCATCTCGTTTGCGGATGAACACCCCGGAGCCGATCGCATTGGTCGTCGTGACCTTGAGCGACGCGAGTCCCGAGAGCGCCCGCGTGCCCGTCGCATCGCGCGCGAGAGTGGCGGCCGACGCGACGTATCCCGTCGAGTCCGTCTCAAGATCCGCATTCTCGGGCAGCTGCGTCCGGCTCCGCTCCAAGAGGAGGTGCGGGCTTTCGTAGATCCCGTCGGCATCCTCGTCGAGGAAGCCGAAGCGCGGCTGCGAATGCACCGTCTTTCGCAGCCCGCCGAGCTGGTCCTGCGAGCTGCCGGCGAGCGACGCCCGCGCGAAAGAGGCGACCTGCCCGGTCAGCGGATTGATGGTCAGATCGCCGGCGCGCCAGTGCACGAGACAGCGACTGACGCGATCGACGCGCTGGAATGCGCGACCCGGAAGAACGGATGGTGCGACCATGATTAGAGCCATGCCTTTCGGTACAAGACCTCGGCGCTGCCCGCGCTGATCTCGAGCGTGGGCCAGACACCGTTGGCGTAATCGCCATCCTGCGGATCGAGGGCGATGAAGTCCCCAGCCGTCAGCAGGGTGATGCCGTTCGAGGCGACGCCGGAGACGTACTTCGTAATCGTGAAGAGCTCACAGTCGATCTCGAGGTAGTCCGTCGCCGCCAGCGTGATCGTGAGTGTCATCGACTGCCGGACCGCGCCACTCTTGTCGCGATACGTGATGACGGGATTCGTCGCGGCGCCGAGGACGCGAATCAGCGGTGCGCTCACCGCGGTCCCGAGCGGGATCCCGGTACGGATGGAGTTCACGTCCACGAGGCTAGCGAACCGCGAGTACCGCAGCGGATCCGGACAGAGCATCCGGATTTGCACGCGCGACTTGGGATTCATGAACTGCGGCGGCGTCGCGATCAGATTGCCCTGCTCGCACCGGGCCAGCACGAAGATGTCCGGCTCGTCGCTGAACCGAACCTCGATCGTGCCGCGGTAGAGCCGGTCCTGCAGCTCACTGATCGCGGCGCGCAGGTTAGCGAGCGTGAGCGCCTTGCCGGCATGGCTCGGATCGATGACGCCATCGATCGTGATGACGCGCGGCGCGGTCTCGGCCTCGGGCGCCAGGATGATGGCGCCGACGCGGGTCGGCAACTGTGTCGTGCGATCACGCGTGGACGGGGCGTCCCGCCAGCCGTCCAGGTTGGTCACGATCAGCCCCAGACTGCTCGTGTCGAAGTCGTTCACATACATCGCCGTCTGCATGTGCTCCTCCTCAGTTCCTGGTCACGCTGCCCTGCAGCAGTGCGCGTTTACGCAGCTTGGTCCCGAGCTCGCGATCGAGGGCGGCGGCCGCCGCGCGGCCGACGTCGTCCCCGATCCGCTGCGCGTCGCTGGCGGACGCGCCGGCGACGGTCACGTTGATCTCGAGCGTCTCGATCGTGAGGCCACCCGGGTTGTAGGCCGCGAGCTCCGCGGCGCTGGGCGGCTGCAGCGTCGGGACCAGCGCGCTGGTGTTACGCGCGATCTCCTCGAGCCAGAGCAGGCTCGTCACGCCGATCGACACCAGCCGGCCGGCCGTGGTCTCCGTCACCTCGCGACTCACCTGGAACTGCGCGGTCCGGCCCTGTTCCTCGCCACCTTCCGCCACGCGGTCCATCGTGGCCTCGAGCTGGGAGAGCAGCTCGAGCAACTGCTGCGGCGTGAGCCCGCCGAGCTGCTCGGGGGTGACCGTGCCGGCCTGCAGCTGCCGGTAGAGGCTCCGGATCCGCTCCTCGAGCGCAGCGCGCCCCTCGGCCGTCGACAGGTCCAGGCCGCCGAAGAGCGCATCAATCAGGGGGCTATCGCCGAAACCCAGGGCGATCTCGCGCAGCCGGCGCAACTGGTCGATGGGATCGCTGATGTCGAACAGCTCAAACTCTCGCGCGAGCAGCTCGATCTGGCCGGCGAACGTCTGCGCAAACTGCGTGAGCTGCGTCTGTGCCATCGCTTCCATGAGCTGCTTCAATTCGGTGAGTGTGGGTTGCGCGCCGGCGAACGCGATCCCGAGCGCATCAGCCAACTCCCGCAGCTCGGCCACCGAGACACCGGCCGCCGCCAGCGAGCGCAGGGCCTCCCGTCCACCGACCCGCTCGGCGTCGACGGCGCCGCGAGCCCGAGCCCGCAGCGCGAACTCCCGCGCGCGCCGGATCGCTTCCTCCGCGCGCTCGAGCGCCTCGGGCAGCGCCCCGCGGATCTCCGCGAATTGCTTGCCCGTCGTCTCGATGAAGAATTCCCCGATCCGCTGCGTCAGCTCCTTGATCGCCTCGGTGTTCTGTTGCAGGATCTCCTGGCGCCGCCGTTCCTCCGGACTCTCGCCGAACAGCGAGCCGATGAGCGAGGCCACGCCGCCGGCGATCCCGAGCAACCCGGGGAGCGCCTTTTCCAAGCCGCCGCCAGCCTTTAGGACGGCCGAGACCTTCGGGATCTCGGTCGCGATCTGCGTGATGCTCTGCAGCATCGCCGCGGCCCGGTCATCCAGGAGGCCGAACGCCTCGCCCAGCTGGATCGCACCCCGGACCGCGGATTGGATCCGCGAGGCCTGCAGCTCGAGCTTGTCGAGCGTCTTGTCGAGCTCGGCGTTGAGATCCTGCTGTCCCTGGCCGGCGTTGCCGATGTTCTTCGCGAGCTTGCCGGCGAGCTCCTGGGCGCGCTGCAGCTGGTCGCGATACTTGGTCCACAGCGCGGATCCGCGCTGCTGCTGATCCATCGCGGCCTGCAGCTGGGTGATGAGCTGCTCGACGGCCGGCAGGATCTCCAGACCCAGCGTCGCCGGCACTTCGCCGAATGCGTCGTTGATCTGGTTGACGCGGCGCTCGATCGCCTCGAGCTCCTTGTCGAGACCTTCGAACGTGCGCGCGCCCTGGACCTCGCTGCGTAGCCGCGTGAGGCCCGCCATGAATTCGCCCCGCAGATGCTCAGGCAGCTGGCCGATCTTGGCGAGCAACGCGTCGAGTTGCGCCTGCAGGTCGTCCGCGACTGACGTCGTGAGACTGACGAGCCGTGCGGCCATGTCGGCGCGCAGCTGCAGTAGCTTCTGCTCGGTCTCGGGGGAGACCGGCGGCGTGGTTGTCCCACCCTCGCTGGCCGCGGCTCGCACCTGGCGTGTCGCCGCCACCTGGAGCCCAATGCTGTGGAGGAACTGCTGCAGCAGTTGCTCGGTGAGACCGATCTGCGCGCGCTCTTCCGTCGACAGCCCGAGCAGGGCCTCCTTTAGCGCCGGCAGATCCTCGCGCGGCAGCTGCGTGATCGCGCGCGAGAACTTGTCCCAGATCTCGGGCTGAAGGATCCGCAGGGACTCGATGCCTTTCAACGAGGCGATCATGCGCTCGGCGCCGCGGTTCATGTTCGCCTGATGGTGCGTCGCGTCGTCCGTCTGGATGTTCATGTCGTGAATGCCGCCGGCGAGCTCGCGCAGCTGCTGATGAAGTCGCTGCACGCCGCTCTCGCCCGACAGCGTATCGAGGAACCCGCTGGCGGCCTTTGTGAGCGTCAGCAGTAGGGGCGACGCCGTTTCGCCAAATTCGACCCAGGCCGTCTTCAACTGATTCCGGACGATCGCGCTCTGCACGTCGGCCTCGCGGGAGAGTCGCCCGAGCATCTTCTCCGCGCGGCCGCCGCGGCTCTCCATGTCCGTCAGGGTACCGTTGAAGTCTTCGGCCCCTCTGCCGGCGAACCGCAGCTTGCCCTCGACGACCGTAAGCTGGATCCCGAGCGCCGCCTGCGTGCGGCCGGTGCCCTCGGTGGCGTCGCCCAGATCCCCGAAGGCCTCGCGGATCGCGCCCACCGCCTGGCGCACGGTGACGCCGCGGCCTTCCGTGAGGGCATTGATCGCCGCGACGACCTGGCCGAGATCGACGCCGGCGGCGCGCGCCTGCGCGCCCACCTGGCCCAGGATCGGCGTGAGCTCGGCGAGTGGCGTGCCCCGTTGCGCGGCCGTCACCAGGATGTCGAGCACGTCGGCGCTCTGCTCGGCGGACAGCCCGAACGCGTCCATGATATTGTCGAGCGTGGCGATCGTGGACTGGAGATCCGTCCCGGAGGCGGTGGCGAGCTTCGCGGCCGTTGCGAGCTTGAGGAAAGCCTTGTCCGGATCCTTCTCGCCGATCGCGACGACTTGCTCGAGGCCGGCGGCCAGCTCCTCGAGCGGCACGGGCGTGGTGCGCGCGAGCTCGAGCAGCCGCTGGCGCATGCGATCGACGCCCTGCGTGGTCTTCGGGATCAGCGCGTCGACGCGGCGCAGATGGCGATCGATCTGCTCGGCGAACTTGGCGGCCGCGAAGCCCGTAAGCGCGAACGCCGCGCCCAGCGCGCCCAGGACGGCGATCGGGTGCGCTTTCACGAACCCGACAAACTTCTTGAGGCGCTGCTCGGCGCGCTCGACGCCCTCGTTGAGCTTCTGGCTGCGGACGTCGAGCTCCCACCACAGCTCGTCGATCTTGGGCATTAGGCGGCCGCCTCGTCGACGGGCGCCGGCGCCGCGAGCTTCACGACGGCGAGCAGCTGCACGAGCGCCTGGTCGCGCATGAGCTTCTTCGGATCCACTTGCCACTTCATCGACAGCGATCCAATGAACACACTCCAGCTCGGCCGGCCGCCCTTGTCATCGCCCTTCGGCGGATCGATCAGCTTGTCGAGCGCGTTGAGCCGCGCCACGTTGACCTCGACGAACGCCTGATGCAGCCGCAGGATGTCCCACGGTTCGAGCGTCTTGATCTCGTCGGGCGGCTGCGGTCGGTCGTCGACCTCGGGCAGGAACGGCAGGCCCGGGCCCGGCGTCGTCACCGACCAGGCCAGCAGCTGGTTCTGGTATGCGATCTCCGCGGCCGTGCGCTCGAGGAACTGCATGGCGTCGGCGCCGTTCGCGTTGTCGCGCAGCGCCGCGTACCGAGTGGTGAGCCAGACGAGTAGCTGGTCGCGCGCGTGGATGTTGAGGAGCGCATCGAATGACTTCGGATAGACCTGCAGGCTGCGCTCCCCGAGCGGGACGGCCTTGGGCTCGGCGCGGAGCGCCGCGATGATCAGCGCATCGGCCTCGGCGCCGGCCGTCTCGTGGACCTCGAGGCGGCCGCAGAAGCGGACCAGCTGGGCGTACCACCAGATCCAATCCCAGAGCGGAGCACTGCGGCGCGGCGGCCGGTACTCGGCGAGCTCGTCATCAGTGGCGAGCCGCCGAGCCCGGACCTTCTCTTCGAGCGTCGCGCATTTCTGCTGGAGCTCTTTCTTCGACACCAGCTCACGTCCACAACAGGGCGCGCATCCCGGCGGTCGGACGGAGCCGGAAGCGCACCGGCGTGACCTGGCCGCGGGCGAACTTCAGCGCCCCGAGCCCGGTCGGATCCACCTCGACGCCCCACAGCTGGATCTCCACGTTCATGCCGTCCTTGCGCACGCCCGTGAAGTACCAGGCAGCGTCGATCGCGGTGGAGAAGCTGTCCGGCAGGACGTTGAGCGAGTGCGGCGCCGCCGCGGTGCCGGATCCGGTGATGTTCGTCTCGGGGATCCCGAGCGCGGCCGCCAGGTTGTCGAGGTTCAGGTGCTCGATCCCGAACTCGACGAGCTGCGCGATGTGACCCATCAGGTAGCCGACGGGCCCGCGCTTCGTGGCCGCCGGGATCATGTTGAAGTCGCCTTCCGCCGGCGAGCAATCGACACCGTCATCCGTCACGTCGCCGAGCTTCGTGCGCGTGACTTCCTTCACGACCTCGCCGTTGGCATGGGCCAGGGCGAGCGGGGAGCGCAGGTTGATCGTCGAGCCCGCCGGCGTGCCGCTGACCTGGGCGATCTCCATCCCTTCGTTTGTGCCGATCAGGAAGTAGTCGCCGTCGGCGAAGTTCGCGATCGCCGCGACGGTGAGTGACGTCGCGCCGGCGGCCGCAGCCGCCGTGAGCGTGGTGTCGCCGTGTGTGGCGGTCGCCTCGCGCATGTAGCCGACCTCTTTGAGATCGCTGAAGAGCTCGGCTTTCTTGTACAGTCTTGGCATGGTGGTGCCTCCGTTACGCCCGTTTCAGCGTGAACGTGATTTCGACCGTCACGCGCCGCCGGCCGGCGGCAACATCGTCCTGCGCTTCCACATTGTCGCGACGCCGGACCAGCCATGGCGCCGCATCCACGCCCTGCGCGCGGAAGTTCGGCTCGATGAGGATGACCTCGTACCGATCCGCGAGCTGCTCCGCCTTCTCGATGCCGCCGCTGGCTTCGTCGGCCCAGCAGTCCAGTTGAGCGAGCACGCGGCGCTGGTCGCCGCTGCCTGCGCCCTGGCTGATGTCGACGAGGAAGTAGGTCCCGATCGGGAAGGGGTTCTCTTTGAGATCTTCCCAAGCGACGACCACGTTGCTATCGCGGCCGCACAGGTTCTGCACGGTGCCAGCCTGTCCCTGGGGGCCGTCGGCCTCGATGATGGCGACCAGCGCGATGCGGAACGCATTCACCGGAACTCCACGCGGGTGGCGTGCTGCAGCTCGGCCGTCACCGCGTCCGACATCTCGGGCTTCGCTTCCTCAAGCGCCGGCCGCATGAACGGCCGCGGCTTCACCTTGTACGAGCCGTACTCGAGCGGGGTCGCGTAGTCGACGTTGGTGCCGACGCGCACCGAGATCGTCTCGCCGAGGATCTGGGTCTCGTCGTGCCCGATCGAGCTGCGCAGCCGGCCGGTGTCGACCGCCGGCGGCTCTCCCGGCGCCGAGGCTTGGTGCACCTTCTTCCCGCGCGGATAGATCCGTCCGGTCCCCGGCTGGGAGAGCTTCTGCTTGATCTTGCGCTCGAGGATGAGGGCCGCCTCGACCAGGCCGCGCGTGCCGCTCAGGCGCACCGCAGTCTGGAAGCTCGTCCGCAGCTTCGATCCGATCGGATTCCCCGGTCCCAGCAGGTTCACGCGAACGTCTCCTTGGTCAGCTGCACGCCGTACTCGAGATGATGGCCCTCGACGTCGCGGGGCTGCAGCACTTTCCAATGCGTCCCGGTGTGCGGCCCCGCCGTCACGATCAGCCCGTCATCGACCTTCACATCCTGGCCAGCTTCGAACGTCGCCAGCCCCGTCGCCTGCGTCTCGCGGCCGAAGAGCCGTTGCGCTCGGCCGGCCGCAAGCTCCTGCAGCAGCACCGGCGCCGCCGTCGCGATGCTGGACCAGCTCGAGCTCGTGTCGCCCTGCGGCTTCCGCGTTTTCGTTGCGCGGCGGATCGTCACCTGGGATCCGCGCGTCCGCCGCAACCCGTCCAGACTCACGCGAGCACCGGGCGCCGCGGGATCGCCTTCCAGCTCGGCAGCTCCATGAAGTCCTTGCGGAGCGTGTGACTGAAGCTGCCGTGGGTCTCACTGACCGCGTCTTCACTGCCACGCCCCCGGAATGCCATCGCGCAGGCCTCGAGCACCGCCTGCTGCGCGTCCAGGTCCAGCGAGCTCGCGGCGTTGTACGTCACGTGCACGTTGGCAACGCCGCACGGGAAGATCCCGCCGTCCTGCCGGTACACCCGCCGCCCCTGCGCCACCACCGTCGTCGGGCCCGGCGTGATCGTCTCGCTCGGGTTGTTGACGTCGATCCCGATCTTGATCGTCGTCAGCGTCCCGACCGGCCGATCGAGGTACAGCCACCGCTCCCCCGTCCCGTCGACCGTCACGGTGATCGCGGTGCCCGCCGGCGCAAACGTCCGATTCTTCACCCGCTGCAGCAGCTTCTCGATCCGGCCGGCGAGCGACTCGAGCAGCTGATCGTGCGTCGTCGTCGCTTCCGGGATCTCGAGGTACTCCTTCACGTCCTCGAGGCTGACCAGATCAGCCACGCGTCACCACCTGGCCTGCCGCCGCGAAGCGATCGTGGCCCGTCTCGCGCTCGTGCACCATTGCCCAGATGCGATCGCCGGTCTGCCGACACTCCAGACAGCAGAGCCGCCCGGAATCGGGCCGCATCATCCGATCCGCGGGCGGCTCGTGGAACGCCATCGACCTACGGCTGCGTGACCGGCCGTTCGGACGCGATGCCGACGATCTTGTCCGAGAACGTGAACGACGGGGACGTGCCGGTGATCGTCGTCGCACCGCTCCGGTAGCGCCGGAACTTTTTCAGCGAGATGACCTGCCGACTCACCGTCGAGATCGCCGGCATCGCCGATTGGGCGGCATCCGCCCAGGTCGTGCCATCGTTCGAGCCTTCGATCGTGCCGTTGAGGACGGGCGTCGTGCCCGCCACCGCGGTGACGTCGCGCTCGCACATCGGCTCGGCATTGGGGTTCAAGGCGCCGAGGTCCACGCCCGTCGCGGCGGCCTGGGACGACGTCTCCACGTGGCTCGCGCGCAGGTTCTTGACGAAGATGTCGTCGATCGACCGGTTGCTCATGTGTGCGACTCCTCAGTGGTCAGGCCGGCACGGCCGGCCGGTGGTCAGTCCTCGGCGTCCGGCAGGCCCTCGACTTGGGCCGATCGGAGCGCCCCGAGCACAGTCTTGCGGGGCTTCCCGCCCGCGATCTCGTCGTCCCGAATCTTCTCGAGCTCGGCGATCGCGTCCGCATTCTTCTCATCAGCGAGCGGCATCAGCTGCTCGATGCGCGTGACGACTTCCTTCGTCCCGAGCCGCGCGACCGCTTTCTTGCCTTCCTCGGCGATGAGCAGCTCGACGATCCCGTAGGACGCCAGCCCCTTCGCCTGGTCTTCCGGCAGATCCACTTCCTGGCCGATGACGAACGGCTTCGCGGCGCCGACGCCGCTCTCGCTGCCTTCGAAGTGCGTGCGGAGAAACCGCACCGGGACCTTCTTCGTCTTGTCAGCCGCCATCGCTCACTCGCTGCGTTGAGGGTGGAGAGCCCGGGGCGGGGTCCGGCAGGGGCGGTGCGGTGGCCGTCACACCGCAGCTCGCGCGCGCTACCGTCCCCACTCCCGGACGATCGACTACTTGAGGCCCGTCCCCCGGACGAACGCGTCGCCCTGCGCGACCTTCCCATCGTACTGCTCGCTGACGCGGACCGCGGTCTGACCGGCTTCGAAGTACTGGCCGCCCTGATCGGTCGCCGCTTCCATCGACTGGCGATCGCCGAAGGCGTAGTACTTGAACGCGCCGCCGACCAGCTCGGTCTCGTCGCTGCCGCCGCCGAGGTTGATGGGAATCGACTCGGAGACGAAGAGCGGCTTGCCGCGCAGGCGCTGGAACGGTTCGTCCATCAGCTGCGTGAGCAGGAACCGGCCCTGGGTGTCCTGGAGCCCCGACAGGATCTCGAGGCCGCGATCGCTGGTGACCCAGATGAAGCCGGCCGCGCGGTATTTCGCCTTCACCTTGTGCAGCACGGTGATGACGCTCTTCGCGCGCGTCTGGTCGTTCGTGATCGTGAACGCCTGGGTGAGGGTGCCGGCGTTCGTCCGGACGCCCTCGGGTTCGCCGGCGCCGGAGCCGTTGAGGATCTTGTCCGTGCGCAGCTCGGCGAGCGCCTCGGCGAACAGGTCGATCAGGTACTCGACGCCGGCGATGTTGATGTTCTGCAGCCAGCGGTTCGAGACCGGGACCAGCAGCCAGGCTTCGCGGGCCACGAGCTCGATCTGACCCCAGCGCGGCTCGACCTTCGCCGGCGTGGTGCCTGTTTCGTTCTCGTTGCGATAGCCAGCTTTGGGCCGCGTGGTGAGCCGCGGCACGACCTCGCGCTCGCTCGTCATCGGAATGACGCGCAGGAACTCGGTCGTCGCGAACGGCGTCATGTCACCGAGCTTCTCGATGACTTCCTGGGCGAACTCGAGCGGGACCAGCGCGCCGCCCTCGCCCATCGTCTGGCCGCCGAGCGCGCGGTAACTTTCCGCCGCGAACTCGCGCATCGCGGTCCGATCGTTCACGGCGAGCGCGCCCAGCCAGCTGATCAGGCGCTGTGCCTGCTCGCGGCTGCCGGCTTCGCCCTTGGCGAGCCGATCGCCCAGCGTCGGGCGCGCCGGACCGAGCCGGCGCTCGGCGGCCTGGAAGTGCCGCACGTAGTTGTAGGTGAACCGCGCGGCCGTCGACGGATCGACGTTGCCACCGCGGCGCACGCCGGGTTCCGTACCGGGCGCCGGCTGGCCGCCGCGCTTGGGCGCGGTGATACCGCGCAGTCCGATGGCGAGCTCTTCACGGAAGATCTCGCGCGCGCGCGCTTCGGCCTGTGCGCGGGCCTGGCTCTCGGCCTGCTCGCGCGCGTGCTCATCCGCGCGTTCCCGTTCGACGCGCTCGCGCTCGACGCGCTCACGCTCTTCCTGGGCGAGTTGCTCCGCTGTCTTTGCCATGGTCAGGACGTCCTCTGCGTGGGGGTGCGGGCCGGGAACCCGAAGGTCCGGACGAAGACGCGGTCCAGTTCCTCTCGAGCGATCCGGCGCAGCGTGACATCATCGAGCGCCAATAGTCCCGCCCGGCGGGCGGGCATCGAATCGCCGCGTGCGGCGGCGGCGAACTCCTCGCGCACGAGCGCGCGGAGCCGATCTTCGGGGAGCCGCGCGAGCTCTGCCGACGAGCCGCGCGACGCCGCCGCGGGTTGCGCGGCCGGCGTTTCCACCGTCGGTGCCGCGGGAGTGGCGGGCGCCGATTGCTCGGACACCCGCGCACTCGCCGCTGGCTGCGGGGTGGGGTTTTCGGGACTCGCATTCGCATTGTTGCTGGTCGGCGCAATCGTCGGCGTCGGCGAGGGATTCGCGGCAGCCGCCGGCGTCTCGCGCGTTGTCTCAGCCGCGAGCGGCGGCGCCTGGACCTGCTTCGCGCTGTTCCACCGCGCGCGCACGATCGCGACGTCGATCTGCTTGGCCTCGGCTTCCTCGAGCGCGCGATCGACGGACAGCGCGAAGGGATCCGCCGGCACCGGGACGGCCGATGTCTCGAGCAACTCGGCGCGGACCGCGACCCAACGGGGCTCGGCATCGCCCTTCTGCAGCGCGTCGATCTTCTCCTGGTCGGTCGGGTCGCGCCACTCGTGGACGATGAAGCCCACGCTCGCGGCGCGGAGTCCGCGAACCGCGTACAGCGCCTTTAGCCGGCCGCAGAACTGGTCCCACTGGTCTTCGGTGATCCCATCGAGGAAGCGCCAGTACTCGACGAGCTGGCCCTGGCCGGGCTCGAGCTCGATGTGCACGCACGTCGCGACGGGCGGCTCGCGGTACGAGTGCGCCCACTGCACGACCGGATTGGCGAGGTAGCGGCTGAGATCGCGCGCCCAGGATTCGACCGGGATGATCCCGCCGTCGCGCGCGACGCGCTTGGTCGACGCGACGATCTTGACGTCGTAGTCTTCACCATTCGGCGACTGCTGCCGCGCGCGCGGATCATTGACTTCGACGGTGATGGGAACGGAGGAGCGGACACGACGCGCGCCTGCGGGGAGCTCAGGCTCGGGAAGGAGCTTGCGGAGATCGAGAGCGGCCGTCGTCATGACAAGAGCCCCGCACGGTGAGTGTCCGTACGGGGCTCTCGTGGCCCTCCCAGGTCGATGCAATTGATACAATACGCCGCCGCCCAACGCAAGGGCGACCGGTTTTTACAGACGTCTGGACTCGGCTTAGGCGCCTTTCGCCGACACGGTCAGCGTGGTGGTGCTCACGAGGATCCGGCCGAGACTTGTCGACGCCTTCCCATACGCGACGTACTGCGCGCCGGCTGGCTGCTCTGGCGCCGCCGCGGCCGCCTTCAGCGTGAACTGCACTTTGGTCCCGCTCACCGTGGGATTGCCCTCGAGGAACTCGGCCGACTTGTCGGCGTACGCCGGCGGATTCCCGCTCCGCAGCGTGATCTTCACCTCCGGCGCCGAGAGCGTCTCCCCGCCGGCGAGCCGGGCGGTGAAGTCGAAGGCGTAGACCTCTTTCTCGTTGCGATGCTTGAGGAAAGGCATGGCTCAGTCCTCCGTGTCGCGCGGGGGCACGACGTGCGTAGTGGCGAGCGCCGGCGCGGCGTGTGCTGTCGGTGCCCCGGCGGCCGCGGCGGTGACGAGCTCGGCGGGCACGCGCTGTTCGCGATCCTGCGCGCCGACGACATGGATGTTGCGCGCAAGCGCCCGGAGAACGACGTCGGCGTAGGCGGATCCCGCACTCCAAGTGACGCCGGTCGCCGCGAAGACTGCCGTACTGAGGAGCCCGCCGGGTGTGACGCCGATCGACCAGGTCGTGCCGGTTCCCCGTACCGCGCGCACGACGCCGAGCAGCGCCGTGCCCGTGCTCCAGCTCGAGCCGGTGGCGAACATCCCACGCTGCACGCCGGCGCGTGACGACGCGATCGACCAGCTGGCGCCCGTCGCCTGCAGCCCCACGAGACGCGCCAGTCGCGCGGATCCCAGCGACCAGCTTGCCCCGCTCGCTCGAGCGTCGCGGATCGCCCCGCCGCCGGCCGTCGCCGCGCTCCATGACGTGCCGGTCGCGCGTGCGCCACGCAACGCGGCCGCGGTGGCGGCCGAGAGGCTCCACGTTGCGCCTGTCGCCGCGACCGCCTTGAAACGATTCGCGAGGGCATTGCCGATGCTCCAAGAAAACCCGGTGGCGGCCACGTTGCGCAGCAGCCCGAGACGCGCGGCACCGACGGACCAGCTGCTGCCGCTCGCGCGCAGATCTCGGATGACGCCCGCCGCGGCCGCGGCCGTGGACCAGGAGGCACCCGTCGCGCGCGCGCCACGGATGCCGGCACCGAGCGCACTCCCCATCGACCAGGTCGCTCCAGTCGCGGCGATCGGGCGCAACAGCGTCGCTTGAGCGGATCCGATACTCCAGGCGGAGCCTGTTGCCTGGACCGGGCGCAGGACGGACCCGCGGGTGCTGCTGGCGCTCCACGTGATGCCGGCGGCCGCGGCCTCGCGGGTGACGCCGACGGCGGATAGGGTGAGATATTCGGAATCAAGGAGCCCGCTGGCCGTTGTCTCGGGGTCGAGTAGGCCGCGCTTTTTTAGTTCAGCATCAACGAGCCCGTAGCGCACCGTCTATACACGGAGTTGCAAGGGAACTGGAGAATTGACGACCAAAGACTCTTCTTGCCACAACATCGGACGTTCGGCGCCTACCCATACAGGATGGTGCCCGGCGCCGCTCTTGTCTTGAATGTCACTAGGCGTCGGGTTCAGGTTGATGTACCACGGCGCGCGGAACGAGCCGGGGTTATCGACCTCATTCTGGACCTGTGCGAGCGTTAATTGGGCATCGTAATACTGGAAGCCGCGCAGGACCG